GAAAATTTACGCCTGGATCGCCTCTGTTAAAGACGTCACATTTTACTATGTGACCGATGTCTTTAGCTGCGGCGGCGTAAGAGGCTGGGACCATGTCCCCCATTAAGCTGTCGTCGCCTCCGAATTCGCAGCGTGACGCCAACATTTCCCATGCTTCTTCTTTGCTGTAGAAGGCACCTGTGTCGGGTCTGCGAGTTTTCCGGTATGCAAGGTATGCGACGAAAGCATTTTCCATTGTGTTGTTCCCTGAAGTTTCAGGGGATCCAGATAGGCGTGTGGTGCCAGAGTTATACTTCACTCCATGAGTGGTATAACATGTGGCATAAGTTTGGAGTTTCATCAGGTCGATTAACTCTTCATGTAGGTATTTTGGAAATAACGCTAACATGACTGATTCGGTAATCAACCTTCCGATCGATGATACTCGTGCGTCCATGCGACTGAAGTCGCCAGCAGACATAGATGTGCTTCTTCTGCATATCTCTGCTACTCTCTCGCTAACAGCTCTTGGCGTCTTGCCAAATGTATACCATGGTAACGTTTTCAAATGAGCACTCATTGAGTAGTAAAACTGTGAGTATGCTAATTTCGTTTTCGGTGGTATAGTGGAGATGTTTCGCGGGTCTGAGTATTTTCCTCCGACTTCGTTCTTCTGAAATGCTGTAACTGAAGTTTTGCCGTTTGGTCCAATTGTGCAAGCAAGGTCTAACGTTCTCTGTTGTGTTGGTCGAGATTGGTTCTTGTAAACCGTCGCCACACTAACGGGTAGTAGTGAGCTCTGCTTGTGTATGGGGACCATGTTGTCGACAAATTCGTTGATTACATTTTGCAGGAAGGTGTTCATCTTGAGTGGCGCATTGTGCTTGATGCCTGTGATGCGTGCCTCGACACACCGAACATCGTTCTCATAGCAGCTTGTCGGTGCCGTAGCTTTGATTGAGATGATCGGTGACCATAAGGCACTCGCTTTCTTCTTCGAGTCTGGGTCATACTTCCTCGGGTTTGCTGTGTAGTGAACGATAGATTCGTTCACGACATTAACGTGTACCGTTGGTTTGACGTACTCTCTCAGATGATTGACGAGTATTTGTGCGTCGCCTCTGGATTCTGGGTCTTCTTTTGGTAAGTAGGATTCAACTGTGGCTGCGGTAATTTTCGTCTGAGTTATAGCAGCTACGGCGCGCAACGCGCCGTAAGTCTGCTGTGAAATCGTTACCTGTCTGTATGAGCCGGGTTGTCCTATTGACACGAAATGTCCTTCTGGTGTGAAGGAGGTGATGAGATTCATGCTGTGACCATCAGGTTGTGGTCTGAATCTCTCCAAAGTTTTCATTGTCAGTGACATAATGGTAATTTGTGCTGGTAGGCCTCGGTGGTGTGCTACTGGTTCCAAAAGCACGATGGTTCTATGATCCAAAGTCTTTCTTTCGACAAGGTACGTGGTGGCGAACCACTCGTCGTACTGGTAATCGAAGCATGTGAAGTGATCT